TCGCGGCCGGAGTGGCCTGCACGCGCGCGGAAAAGTCCGAGACGTTTTCGAGCCGGTCGTAGGCGTTCAGCCAATAGTAATACGTCACGCCCGGACTGACCTCGGCGTCTACGAACCGGCTTGCGCGGGTCTCAGCGATCTTGTCCGCCCCGCCCGATCCGCCACCGGCTGATCCGCCTTGCAGGAAGATCGCGTGGTTATGGACGAACTTACCCAGACCATTCCATGTCGCGAGCGCTCCGACCTGAACAGGCGAGGACCGACTAGCCACTGAGCCGCTGCCGAGTTGGCCCTCGTTGCCACGTCCCCAAGTCCAAAGCGTGCCATTCGGTTTCACCCCGGAAAAGCTGTTGCGCGACGCCTCGATGACTGACCATTCGTTTGAGCCTCCAAGTTGCGTCGGACTGGAGCGTGACGCGACGGTGCCGAGTCCAAGCTCGCCGTTGGTGTTGCTGCCCCACGCCCACGCCGTCCCGTTGGATCGTCGGGCGATCACGCTGTAATGTCCCGACGCCACCGAGATCCAGTCCGTCAGCGCTCCGACTTGGACGGGCGAGGATCTGTTCGCGGTGTCGCCCAGTCCAAGTTGACCGGACCCGTTTAAGCCCCACGCCCACAAAGTGCCGTCGGTCTTCCGCGCGATTGTGGCCGCGCCCAGACAATGGACCGTCGCCCAGTTCGTGAGCGCCCCCACCTGCGTCGGACTAGACTGCGACGTGATGTTGCCGTGCCCCAGTCTTCCGCTCGCCCCGTTGCCCCACGTCCAGAGCGACCCGTCAGTCTTGACCGCAGCCGCGTGCTCGGAGTTTGCGGCGACGTAAGCCCACGTTGTTGACGCGCCGATCTGGACGGGCGAGGATCGGTTCGTGGTGTTGCCCAGTCCAAGCTGGCCAAAGCCGTTGCTGCCGAAGCTCCACAGCGTCCCGTCAGTCTTGAGCGCGACGGTGAAGAAGCCGCCGCACGCAACCTGTGACCAGTCCGTCAGCGCCCCGACCTGAACGGGAGTGGATCGCGTGGCTGTGTCGCCGTGGCCCGTCTCGCCGCTGATGCCGCGCCCCCACGTCCAGAGCGATCCATTTACGCGCGTGGCTGCGGTGTGCTCAACGCCACCGGCCACGCTTGACCACGTCAGGACGGTTCCGACCTGCACCGGTGACGACCGCGTAGTGGTGTCGCCAATACCAAGCTGACCGAAAGCCTGCGTGCCCGTGGCCCATAGCGCAGTTTGCAGACCCGGAGTGACGCCGGACGTGTTGCGGTAAATGCCGTACTCGCTGAAATCCGGTTCAATGTTATCGTCCCAGTCCAGCGAGATTGCGCGGCCCGTGCCGAGCGTCGCGGTCAGTCCGGTCGGGATCGCGGGCGGCGTCGTGTCGGGCGCGACGGTTACGGACGCGGTGACGTAGGATGACGACACGCCGAAGTAGCTTTCGGCGTAAATGCGCACGTCGTAGCTGACCGAGATCACGACGCCCCCGTCGATAAACTCGCGCGTCTGATCGCCGGGTACACTCGACCAATGCAGATAAGTCGTGGAGTCGCCGCGCTTCCACTCGACTTCGATGGACCCGCCGCTTCTGACGAACTCATCTGCGGGCGATGACCAGCTAACTTGGATGCGGCTGATCGCGGTGCCGTCGGCCTGATAAACCTGCGTCGTTCCGTCCGCGACGAGTGCGAGATTGGTCGGGACTGTCACGCTCCACGGGTTCGGCAACGTCGTGTTCGGCGCTGCGGTGACTGCGATCTGATCCGAAACCGTCCAGGAGTAGACGGTCGAGTCTATCTCGCGCAAGGTCATGTCCACGGCGAGCGTGGGCGGTTCACCCTCGGTGGTGAATCGCCACTCCATCACCTCGAAGACCTTGTTAGTCCAGCCTAGCTTCGTGTTGCTGATCATCACGGTTTCACCCGCGCGGATCTGCATTGCCTCGAGGCGGAAGCGTGCGCTGAAGATGATCTCCTGACGAGCGCGGCGTAGTTCAATAACGGCAAGCCGTTGCGCCATGCTCGCCGAGATCGTGAACGGCAGCGCAACGTCGCGCGTGTACCGAATTGAGTTGTCCTCGCTGACGTAGGTCGCGGAGGAGATGACCGGGAAGTCACTGGCCTGCCATTGGTTCGCTTCGGAGGTATAAACGCCCTTGACTGTGTTGACCCGATCACGCGCGGAGATGCGCGTTGAGACCGAGAGCGGACCGACCAGATGCTTCTCGGTGAAACTGAGCGTCGGCACTTGGTACGTCCCCGCGTACATCGTGAGCCGTCCGCCGCTGTACGCGCAGAGACCGCCCATCGCGGACAGGAGCTTGCCGATAATCCCGTCCGGCGACTCGCTGGTCATGACTACGCCGTTCGACTCGTATCGGTTCTCGTAGGTCGTGGGCGAGAGCGGAAGGATCTGCACCTGCTCTTCGCACTCGTTCGCCGCCGCGATGCACGCGGTATCGTCAATCTCGGTCGTGCTCATTCCGAGACCGAGCGAGCTCGTCAGGTAGTCTCGCAGACAGAGCGCGGGATTCGTGCTGTAGACGGTCGTTGCCGTGCGCGGGTCAAAGACCTTCTTGCCCTTGACAATGACGGACACGTTCGGAATGCCGCCGACGTAAATCTCGCTGTTGAATTTCAACCTGACGTAGACGCACGCAATCCCGGTCAGCTTGTGATCGTTCGTCCATTGACCGTTCGTCAGCGACGCGGTGTCGGTCACAAGCTGGGAGAATGCGGTCTGTCCCGACGCGCCTAACTTCTTGTAGATGTCGCCATGGCCTGCGTACTTCCCGGTCGCTGCGCCGTCGGCTGATCCGGTCAGGACGAGATCCTCATTGAAATACACGTCGCCGATTTCTTCCACCTCGTGGCCCGCGATGGCCAGGACCATGTGTAGGTATTCGTTCTTGGCCCCGGTGGTTCCGAGGTAGACGATCACGCCCGACACCTTGGCCCGCCCGTAAACGATCTGCCGCGCCGCAATCGGGGAGCGCACCATCTGGTCGCGCGAGCCGAGGGAGTCGGCAAAGCTGGGCATCTTCGGGCGCAGCAGCTTGGAAGCGGCCATGCTTGCGCCGACTACGGTGATGAATTGGAGCACCTTCCCGATGGTCGAGACGTATGCGAGCGCCGAATACGCACCGATCTTGGTGAGCGCAACCGCTGCGAGTTTAACGAAGAAGGCTTGAGGCATGGTCAGAAGCGCCAGAACTCGGCGTGTTTGTCGTCTGTAATGGGCGCGAACGTCAGACCAAACTCAGCCACGAACGCCGCGTCACGGCCAACCACGACGCCGGTAACGTCGCCCAGTTCGGAATCGCGAATGATGATGTCACCCGCCGTCGCGTGCTTGGGGTCGACGTAGACTGCGCCGGAGGCTTTCAGGGCATGGATGACCAGCCCACCGGTGCCCCCGAACGGCGCAGCGATGCGGTGCGCGGACAGCGCCGAGTCGTATTGACCACGCCATGACGCGGCCGGATCGTGGCCCGTCGCGAGCGCGACCCAGTCGGCAGCGAACAGGCAACAGTCGTGCTGACCCCAGACGAACGGGCGCTCTCGCCGCGATTCGATGAAGTCCGAGAGTAGTGTCCGCCAGTTGTCGGCCCTCATATCGGCGGAAGGTTATCGCCGCGTCCCGGTTCGCCACCGATGCCGCCTCCCGTGCCGCCGCCACCGTCGCCGCCTCCGTTCCAGTTGCCCGGCGCGGTCGTGTTCTGGTTGCCCCAGTAGAGCGTTTTTTCCTGCAGCCCCGTGACGAACTCAAGCCCCTTGTCAGTCGGGTCAATTGTGTGCTGCTCTTCGTCGGTGTATCTCGTTTCGCGCACGCGGCGAAAGTCGACAAGGCGCGACTCGGTGCTCATCGCAATCGTTGCGGTCTCGCCGTCGTCGGTCAGCGTCATCACGTCCATCCGCCCCACGTAAACCGTCACAGGTGACGCGATCAGGCCAGCCGTGGGGGATAACGCGCCGAGCATGACGCTACACGCGCGGCCTTGGTAGTCCTCATTAAGCGCAATGCTGATGTACGCCGTCGGGATGCCCGACAGCTGGAACATCAGGCCGCGCGCTGACAGGTCAGTCGTCTCCTCAATTGGCGCGACCGTGCCGAGATCGCCTAGCCCGAGGTAGCCGTTGCCTGCGTACGTTAGCGTACCGTATCCGGTCCAGAGGTACACCGGCGTCGAGAAACTCATGCTGACCAGAAGCACCGGGGACAGCGCTGCCGTGGTCACCTCTGCCACCATCCCCGCCGACATCGCGCGGCCTGCTGCGGTAATACTCATTGCGGAAGCTCCTCCATAATCTGGAACGCGACACCGTAGATGCCCGCGAGTTCAATGCTCCACTCGGTCTGAGACGGTCCAAGACGGAACAGCCCCTGCGCGGACGTGCGGGTTATCGCCGTTCCGACCGTGTACGTCGAGCGCAGCACCGGGAACAGGTCCACGCTCGTCGCGGAGTTGACCTGAATGACCTTGTACAGGCTGGTCGAGATCTGGAGCCAGTCGCCCACCGCGAATGTCCCGGACGCGCCTGCAATGGTCAGTTCGGTATTGCCTGCCGTGCCGCCGTTCACCGTGAGCGTGCCCGTGACGTTGCCGCGCGGGTTCGGATTGGCGAAGTCGCGGAACCAGAACGTGCCGCGCTGCGCCGCGAGCAGGAACGCAATGACCTGTTCGGCGTCGGCGCGGACCATCGGTGGGCATTCGACCGAGGCCATCCAGGCCTGTCCCGGCCAGTGGTAGGTCTGGCTTTGGAACGTGAAAGGCGAGATGTTGCGGCTCCGCGCAGACATCCCAGAGAAGGACAATTTTGAGGCGCGAAATGGCGACGGAGGCGTAAGCGGGAAGGTGATGGCCATGACGGGTTACGCAAAGGCTGCGCGGTACGATCCGCCGCGCCGGACCATGTCGGGGATCTCTGCCTTGAGCCGCTTGCGCTCGCTCTCGAGGATCGGCGCAAGTTCGGCCCGCGACACGCCGGATTGAATGTTGTACGTTATGTTGACCGTAGAGCCCCCGCCCCCGCCTGCGCTGCCCATCTTGTGGTTCGGCACGATGGTGCCGGACGCATGAGGCACGAAGATCTCCGGTCCCTCTTCGCCGACGATGAAAGGCGAGTTGGCCGAGACCGGGCCACCGTCCGCACGCATCCCGAAGATGCCTTTGATTATGCCGGTGACGCCCGACGCCATCGGGTCGAGGATGAGGTTGCGGAAGACCAAGCGGGTCAGGTCGAGCGCGAGATTGCGCAGCACGTTGGACAGCTTTTCACCGGAGAAGATCGCGTCTTCAAAACCTGACGTGATCAGGCTCGCCGCGTCCTGCGCAAGCCTGCCCTGCTCCTCGATGAGTGGGAGCATCTCGTTGTACACCTGTACGAGTTCGCCCTGCTTGCGAATGCGTGCGTCAGCGTCGGCAACCCCGATCTGTGCGATCTCGGCCATGAGCGCGGTTTCCTTGGCCCGCAGCGCCATGAGTCCCTCAATGCCGGCCGCCTCGCTGCTGTTCGCACGCGCGCGGATCGAGTCAAGTTCGGCCTGCTTCCGAATGCGTGCGTCGGCATTGTCCGAACTGATCTGCGCGATCTCAGACATGAGCGCGGTTTCGCGCGCGCGAAGCTGCATGAGTCCCTCCGCGCTGGTCGCCTCGCGACTGTTCGCGCGTGCGCGGATCGCATCAAGTTCGCCCTGCTTTCGAATACGGGCGGCGGTGTCGGCTGCGCTGATCGCCGCCAACTCATCCAGCATGGTCGCCTCCTTGGCCCGGAGATCCGCGAGCCGCTCGGCGCTGGACTGTTGCTGGCCGTACACGCGAGCTTGGGCCTGCTCGAACTCAGCAAGGGACCGGGTCACTTCATCCTGCCGCGCCGTGACTGCGGCGGATGCGGCGGCGTTGACCTGCGCACGACGGCGCGCGGCCTCGTCCTCAGTCATGAGATTGCGGGCGAGAAGTTCGTTGATCGTGTCCAGTTCGCGCTGGTACTGCCGCGCCGGGTTCAGGATGTCCCGCTGCGCTTCAGCCGCTTCGCGAAGGAGATTGATCTCGCGGGTGATCGCGTCGTCACGCTCGGCCATGATCTGCCGTCGAGCGGCTTCGGCCTGCGGCATCAGGAGCGCGCCCTCCCGCTCAAGCCGGTTCACTTCATCCAGCCTGCGCTGGTATTCGCGCATCGGGTCGATGCGGTCTAGGATGGCGCTGGCCGCGTCGCGGTTCGCCTGCTTGATCGCCTCCACTCCTGCACGCTCTGCGGCCGCGCGTTCGTTGGCCTCGCGCTGGGCGTCGATGATTGCGGCGGTGGTGGCGGCGGCCTGTTGCGTGCGGGTTTCCAGCCTGCTCCGGCGCAGTTCTTCCTCCTGTACGGTCAAATTCGCATACTCAGCCTGAAGCCGCACAAGCGCTTGCGCTTCCTCTCGGCTCGCTTCGCTGCTGAACACCTGAACCCTTTCCGTCCGTCCGGTCTGGTACTGGAAAACGGCAATTTCCTTAGCCACCACCGCAGTCTTTTTCTTCAGTTCGAAAATCTCCTTTTCCATCGCGCGCCGCTTCCGCGCGATCTCGGACAGCTGCTGCTCCGGGTCCATCGCGCGGAACGATGCATCGCTGTAGATTCGCGCGACCTCGTTGGCGCTCTCCTTGATCATGTTCTGCACGTCGCGGAATCGCGTGGCGAAATTCACCAACGCCTGAACCGCAGAATCAAGCGCACCCACCAGCGAAATGCCGAATGCCGCAGCCAAGCCCGTGCCGAGCGCCTTCGGGTCGAACACGCGCTTCATGAACGCGGCCGCCGTCGCGCTGGACTGCTTGAGCTGTGACAGGCTGTTCTGCACGTTGAGGAACGCCTGCCGCGTGGAGTCGACCGCCCGGATCGTGAAGGATGCTTCAGCCATGATTTTGTGCTGCTCGCCGTTGGTGGTCGTAGTACGCTAGCCAGCCGCGCAATTCCTGCTCCGGCATGGCCATGACTTCGTGCGCGAATTTGCCGAGCTTCTCCGCGAGACCGTACACGGCGAGGAGGTCGGCACCTTCCCCGCCGTGGATCAGTTTTTTAGGTCGTCGGCGCTCGGCGCAGACTCGGCCAGGATGGCGTTAGCCGCCCGCGCAACGACGTTGGACGATGCGCCGTTGAGCAGCACAATCTTGTCTTCGGGCCGGAACAGCTTTTCGCCCTTTTCGTCGGTCGCCTTCAGGATCAGGACATCGACCAGCAACTCCATGTCGTTGTCCTTGGACTTCCGATACAGCCGATTCTTCTCGGTCAGCGTGACCGGCGCGGCGTGGATCGTGAGCTTCCATTCCGGGACGTGAATCGCCCGAATGCCGAGGGACGCGAAGTGTTCGCGGACGAGATCGATTGCGGAACTCATTAGACCGTGAGGCTGGCCAGAGCGCCGTTGCCCTCGATGGAAATGCTGCCCTCGACCATCCCGTCGAACGCGGCCGAGATGTCGAATTTAGTCACGATGCCGCTACCGTTGTAGTAGTTCGCGCCAGCCGCAGCCCCCTCAGGGTACAGGCTGACCGTGACAGTCGCGCCCACGGTGAGGGCGATCTGACCGGCGTCGACCTCGTCCCAGTAGACATCGCCGGACACGCTCCAACTGCGCAGGGTAGCTTTGCGCGTGCGGAAAGTGTCCGTGATGGTTGTATCCTCGACGGTGTCGGACGTGTTCGTGAGGGAGTAGTTGCGGAGTTCCCCGACCGTGGTCGAGGAGATGCGAACGTGGCCTTCGCGGCCGAGATGGTTAGCCATTTTAGTCGGTAGTTAGGTAGATGCAGTTGAAAGTGTGGCGGGCGACGCCCCAGCGCACGTTCTCGTCGTCCTCGATTACATATTGGACGGATGACAAATGCAGATCACGACAGACCCCGCCTAGGGTAACATCGGCCAAGACTGCGGCCTCAACGGCAGCTGACCCCGTGTCGAACAGGTCATCCACGAACGTCACGCCCGTCTGCGCGGTGAAGTAGTCCACGTTTACCGCTAGCTGCCGATATTGGACGCGGTCGGTCGGTGCCAGACTGCGCACCTCGATCTGTTCCTCGACGGCATAGACGGCAGCGGCTGGGAATGACAGCGACGCAAGCGTGTTGTTGCGTCCCCTGAGCAGATTAGCCGTGGGCACGACTGCCCCGCCGGCGGTCAGGCGTGCGCCGATGGCGTTGCGGATTAGGGTGCGTGTGCTCATTCGGAAACGGGTTGGCCACCTTTGACGCGGACGAAACCGAGGTTGACGGCTTTGCCCGCTAGGACCCGCTGCAACTTTCTTTTGGTCGTGTTGATTCGCGACCGAAGCACATCGTCCACGTCCTTCTGGTAGTTCGGGATTTTAACCTTGAAATTCCGTGCGATGATGAACGGGTTCAGCCCAAAGTTAGATTTCTGCGAACCGCTCTTTCCCTCGAAGCGCCCGGAGAATTTTTTCCACCTTGCGCCCGTCGCCCGCGCGGCAGGAATCCACCCCGACACGGTCCAGCCAACTCGGGACTGGATGTCTTTCATGACCTTGACCGCGTCGGTCGCGAATGCCGCGTGCGTCTTCGCGCCGCTGTGGACGCGACCGTACCTTGTGCGCCGCTGGAGATGGTGACGGCTGATCTGCTCTTTGTTGGTCAGGAGCGTCATGCCGTAGAAGCCTTTAAGCGCTGGATTGTTGAACAGCGCCTGAAGTTTTCCATGCTCGCGCCGCCTGATGTAGCGCGAGATCGACCGGTAAAACCCGCCCTCGGTCTCACGCTCTTTGAAGTAGTCAAAGCGGAGAGGGTTGACCAGTTTGCCAAAGTCCAGCGAGACCGCGCCGCGTCCCTCCTTGAGACTGGCGGGCGGCGTAAACCGGATCAGCGTTTGCGTGACGTACCGCGCCTCCTCCTTGATCACTTTGCCATAGCTGACCCGCGCAGACGAGGACAGCCGGAACAGCGCATCCTCCAGCTTCTTGGTTCTGACCTCGATTCCGATCATGGCTAGATGGCCCGCTTGACCTCCATCTGCGCGCCGGACCCCTCGGCGTCGAACTCCAGCGCCTCGATGAAGTAGGTTACTCCGGCGCGCGTGACAGTCTGGGTCAGCTGCGGCGCGGTCACGACCTGACTCGCGAGGAAAAACACAGTATAGCGCCCCTCGTCCCGGCGCTGCTCTTCGAAGGACTGAAACATATTGCGCGAGTTGTTCCAAATGCCGGTCACGCTCACGCCGAAAATGGAAAAGGTAATCCCGGCCTGATCCTGAATGGCCGAGAAGTCTGCCTCAAGCAGAGCGGGGTCGAAGTCGCGCACGGTCATACCTATGCCCCCAGTGTCACAAGCCGCGCCTTGTCGCTCTGCACGTCATCCTGCGCGTTGCCAGACCGGATCAGGCTGAACCCGTCCCGCACCGCCACCGCTGCGATAGCCGGTGCGGAATTTACCGTCAGCAGATTTGCCGCGTCCCGAACTAGCCGGATCATGTCCGGGATGGACCGCGCCGAGACGAACAGCGATTCGGACCAGCCCGCGTCAACCGCCGCCTCGGCCTGCCTTGGCTCGGCCAAGATGCGCAGCGGCGCCCCGAACAGGTCAAAAGCCTTCTGGCAGACGAAGGCGGGCGCGGGCTTGACGACCTGCGAATATCCGAACGGCGCAACCAACGACGTGTTCGGGGCCATGCCGTACTCCTCCAGCGACGGCGCGGGGTCGAGTGCGTCGAACACAATGCGCCGGTCCAGTCCGGGCCAAGGCGCGTACACGAAATCCTCCCACGTCTTTTTGCTGACCCTATAGTCACCGTACCGATCAGGCCAGATCTCAAGATCGACGCGCGGGATATGCTGATACGATCCCGGCAGGCACGGGCGCGCGTAGGTCACGGCCCGGAACAGGCTGTGGTACTGCGGGAGGCACTCGACATAGACCTCGCGCGACTGCGCTGCGTATTGCCGCGCGATGGGCATCATCCGCATGACGTCCCCTAGTCGCTGGTGGTACTTCAGGATGATCATCGGCGGAAACAGACCGTCAGGATGTTGGGCGGCGTACCGTTGCCCACGCGCACCACGTCCTCGGGTGAGCCAACGTAGACCGGCGACAGACCGGCCGCGCGCATGGTGTTAGCGAGCGTTTCTGGCGTGAAGTGCCATAAATGCTCACCGGGTCGGCGGTGCTTCCACTTGTCGAACCAGTCCGGTCCCTGCTCGGGATGGTACCACGGCACCGACACGATGGCCCGTTTCGCCTTGAGGTCGGCAAGCCAACTCAGATCCGCGAAGTGCTCAAGCGAATCAAAGAACGTGATCAAGTCCCACTCCCGGTCGATCCAGTCCGGCGTGACCGTGATGCATTCAGGCGCTGGATACGGTGAGACATCGTAGCCGTGCAGCTTGAGCCACCATTGCCGCGCGTGCAGTTCGCGCAGGAACGCGCCGGTTCCGAAGCCGACGTCCATGACTGTACCCTTCGCCGTCCAGCGCAGTTCGGGAAAGTGCTGGTTGATCAGGTCCGCGCGCACCATCGAAAGCCAGGACTCTGGGTAAGCCTCGTACCGCGCGACGTAAGCGTGATCATAGACGGCCCGCACTGTCCGGTCGATGGACATCAGCGCGCCGGTCTCGGGGTGGTTGGTGTATCCATTCATGGGTTACGCTCCTTGAAAAGCTTCTGTCCGCTCTCGTACCGGTCGCGCCGGTTGTTGTGCTTGTACGTGTCGTCCAACTCGCCCCCGCGAAACACAGGATGCGAGTGGACGAACGTGATCCGGTCGCGCGCGTCGATGACTACGCCGTCACGGAATGCGCGAAGGGAAAATTCGTTGTCGCTGAACACCGACTCGTAGCCGGGAAAGAACATATCGCCCTGCGCAACCCAGCGTGCGCGGGACAGGATAGCCATGCACAGGAGATCGTCTTTCCGGTGACCGTCGTTCACGGCGATCACGACCTGTTCAGCCGTGAGATCCTTACCCTCGACCAGCGCGAGAAGCTGATCATCCCAGCCGGGACAGGGGAACCAGTCGTCGGACAGCTGAATCAGGAGATCCCCGGTTGCTTTGCGTGCGCCCAGATTCCACGCGGCGACGCATGACTTAGCGTCGGACACGACGGACACAAACTGCTTGGACATCTCCAGCGATTCCGCGTCATCGGCGTCCACGGCAAAGACGTGCTCGATCTGTGACGGATTGGCGGCGGCGTTCAGCCATGCGTCCCGGCAGGCCACGGCTTTACTGGACCGGCCGCGCGTGGCGTGGATCAGACTGATCTTCGGCTTCTGGCCTGCGAAAAAAGCACGCTGGAACATCTCAGCCCGGTCCGGCCTGTTGCCGTAGCGTGCTGCGCGGGCTGCCAGATCCAGACCGGCCCAGCCGTACCACTTCCGCTCATGCGTCCACGGTCGCGATTCGTGCGGCGGCTCCTGGCGCTCCATCATTCGTTCGGCCCAGTAGTGCGCCCGCATCGTGTCGCGCTTCTCGAAATAGAGCAGCACCAGCGCGGCGAGGGCCTCTCGGCACCACGGGAACACGCCGTGCGCCTCCAGACAGTTCCGCACAGCCTCGCGGTGGTCGCCGCAGACCCGGGCGATGTTTAGATGCGCCTCGTACCGAAACGACTCGTTCAGGTTCGGCATGGACAACGCAACCTTGCCGAACTCAACCGCAGGCCCGTGATTGCCTGCGCAGTAATGCTCTTGGTGAATGTAGTAATACTGCGATGCCGTCTCGCGGACTGAGTTCTTCAGGATGCGGAGATTCCGCGCGCGATTCTCTCGCTTTACCTCAAGCGGCGCGTGGAGCCAGACCGGATCGGGTAGATCAAGGTGACGGTCGCCGGGAAGCATCAGAAGGTTTTCGTGTACGTCGTGATGCCAGACCCGTCCGGCGTGGAACTTCTCGCGACGGATCGCGCGTTCGCGGTACAACTTTTTCCCAGTCCCGCGCACGTCGTATTGAAAACGAACCATCGTCACGTCGCCCGTAACAGTTTCGAGCGCCGGGCGCAGGATTTCAGCGGACTGCATCACGTCGTCACAGTCTGACCAGATCAGCCACTCCCCGGACGCCTGCCGGAATGCCTCGTTGCGCGCTGCGCCGAATGAGTCGACGTGATCCCATGCTTCGGTCCCGACTTGGTTGACGTGCTCGCGGAAGATGAAGTCTTTCCGGTGCTGCTCGCACCAGTCGCGGGCGATGGACAGCGTGCGGTCGGCCTTCTTTGAGCCGATGGCACGAACGAGGGACAGTTCGTCGAAGCACGGGGCGAACGAGTCCAGCATACGCCCGATGTGGTGCTCTTCGTTGCCAGCGATGACACAGAGTGAAATGCGCATGGACGGTGCCGAACCGTCAAAAAAGAGAAAGCCCCCGCCACCTGCAACGGTGACGAGGGCAACACAAACAACCCCAGACAGTCTTAAGCGTACTGCGTGGTGATCAGCTGACCCGCATTCGCATTCACGACCTTTTCCGTCACCGCGTGCGACGCGCGCAGGATGTTGGACTTGATCGCTTCGTCGCGGTAGGTGAAGACACCCGTGACCGGGCCGTACTCCGACCAGGCCAGCGTGAAGCCAGCGCCGCCGCCGAAGTAGCCGCCGCCGGACTCGCTGACCGAGCCGACCCAGATGAAGGTGTTGTTCCACACCTGAGCGCCGGAGTAGGCAACGCCCTCGGGAGCGGTGTCGTAGCTGGCGCGGCCGATGATGACCTCGCGCACGCCGAACACATCGGCAGCGGCCTGCTCGGACGAGTTGAGGAACGTATCGTTGCTGATGCCAGCGCCGCGCAGGCGGTTCTGGAAGAGCGTCGAAGCCTTGATGCGCAACCACACCTGATTGCTCATGACGACCCGCAGATTGTCGCGGGACTCGCCGAGACCGAGCAAGCGGTCAATGGCGAGTTCAACGTCGAGCGCAACGTTCATCGTCGCGAGGTTCGCCGTCGTGTAAGCGACGGACGAGTTCGTGGCGGTGAAGGTGGAGTTGTTGAAGATCGTCGAAGCCACGCGGAGTTCGTGCGCGAGGAGCAGCTTGCGCTGGCACAGCTTCGCGGCGAGCACCTCGGCGTTGAAGAAGCGCGAGATGTCCGCTTGGACCGTGTCGTCAACGGCCTCTTCGTATCCGATCTCCTGGCACAGGTAGGTGTCTTGCGTGAACGCGCGAGTTCCACGCGGGAACTGCGAGTAGGCAGCGCGCGGCTTGACGTCACCGCTCTTGAGCAGCTGACCGCTCGCAAGCTGGAAGACAGGATACTGACCGGCGCGGGTTGCGACGGGAAGGATGGGCAGAACGCGCGTGCCGATGAGCGAGGACTCCCAGTCCTTCGCCTGCTCAAGCACGCCCGCGATGTCACCACGGAAAATGGCAGCAGAATTCGTGTACATGGTAGGTTATTTCTTAGAGGTTCTCGGCAACGAACTCGATGACCGCGCCGCTCGAAGCGGTCGTGGTGAGCGAGCGGCCGACCGTCACCGTCCCTGCCAGGCTCAATTGGCCTGAGGCGCCGGCGTAAAGAGTGTTCCCGATCGTAATGGGACCAGCGAGCAGCGTGCCCTTCTGGGTACCGCCGTCGTGGATGAACTTGACCGAGACGTAGCCGCCCGAGGCCGCGTCGATCTGAGCAACGCCGTCAACCACGCCCGCCGTAGCGGACAGGCCGACACCGCCATTGCTGGAGATGCTCACCAGCCGGAAGGCCGTGATCACCTCATTAGCGAGGAACGTCCCCGCGCCGAAGTATTGAGTGCTCATTTAGTGTAGTGTTAGAGTTTGATGATCTCACCCGACTGCACGCGCGCGCGATACGCGACGTACTCGGGCTGGTTGTTGGCGATGCAGAACGCGATGGCCGCGCCCTTATCACCCTTGAGTTCCGCAGCCTTGGCCGTGACCAACTCCTCGAACTTCTTCGGAGCGGCAGCGGCGGGGGCAGCGACGGCTTCCGCCGGAGCGGACGCCTTGACCGGAGCAGCACCAAAGGACTTGGTGAACTCCTTGACGGCGGCGAGCGCGGCGGTTTCAGCGGCGAGCTTCACCTCGTTGTTTCGAGCGGACATGGCCGCGTCTTTATCTTCGGTCTTCGGAAAGGACGCCTCCAACTTGGAGAGGCGCTCACCGAGACCCATCATCGCGGATTCAATCATTCCAGCGATGGCTTTCTTCGTTTCGTCGTTCATGGGTAGGTTGATTTCAATGGTCATCTCGGGAGCGTCCTCGCCCTCCGAAAGTTGAGCGGCCGCGAACAGGCCGGATGCATTCGCGGCGGGTTCGCTTACGAGGTCGCAGCTGTAGATTTCGCTGCACCGCTGAAACACGGTTTTATTGTCCGGGCCGATTTCGGTCGGGCCAGAGAAGGCAATGGACATCCCGAACGTGTCGGGGATCTTCGAAGCAATTTCGAAAATGTAGTCGCGGTGCGGCGTCGAGGACAGGACGTGGAAATCCGCGATCAGCTTGGGCCGCGCGATGCGGAAGTTCGTGAGAAATCCCACGATGTCCGCAGCGCCCCCGCCGTGGTCCATCTTGACCTTGAGTCCGCCGCTGTACGTCTCAGCCTGCGCCTTGACCTGTTGCAGCGTGATCGCGTCGATGCTCACGCCATGACCGAGCGCGACGCCCTCAGTCACGACCGCAACGTCGCGGATCACGGAGGCCCCCGTGTCGATCTGACCAGCGATTCCGCGCGCGTAATAGTGCGGGACAGTTGCAACCATACAATTGCGGCTAGCGTCAAACTAGCGGTTTTTGTCGTGGTCGCGGTGTTTCTTGAGTACCCAGAAAATGGAGACAACGGACAGTCCCATCGACGCCAGACCGGAGCAGATCGCGACGAGGACGTGGATGTCCTGTAGGCTCAAGATGGTGCCGAGCCACGGGACCAGATTGGCTAGGAGCAGTTTGGCGTTTGCGGCGTGTTCTTCCATGACTACGAGTGGCGCGCGATGCGCTGTTGTTCAGATCGGTTTAGGTGAGAGTCAAAGATCGCTGTTGCCGCTTCGGCCGCGCCGGGATTCCTCGCGCGTAGCTCGGCCAGCCCGCGCCCGATTGCGTTGGGCATCCCGCCGTAGACGATGCGCAGATACCACAAGCCCGCATAGCCCAGCGCCGCCAGGATCGCCACGGCCCAGAGGATGAAACGCTGGTTCCGCAGCGAGTTGGCCAGTTCGTTTTCGCGCACGAATGCCGCTTGCAGATCGCGCGTGGCTGCTTCCTTCCCGGCCTCGGCCTTGGCAAGCTTGTCCGAGAGTGTCGCGACCGTCTCGCGGTTCTCGGCCCGGAGCCGTTCACCCTCGGCGCGGAGCGATGCCGTCTCGCTCAGTAGCTTCCCGATCTGGTCGCGCACGCGGGCGGTCTCCTCTGCCGTGAGCGGTCCCGCTGCTTGATCGAGGAGGCCAACCGTGACGCCGGCGGACTCGCGCGCGACTTCGACTGGCCGGGACTGCGGCGCGCTGGCGAGGGCAACGGCGGTCTCATGCGCTGTCTTCTGCGCTC